AATGACAAAGAATATGACAAAGATTTATATTTGAAGTTTTCAGATTCTGAAGTTCATGAATTAATAGATTCATTATGGATAGATTACAAGCTAAGAGAGAAAGAAAACAGCTAAGACATACTAACCCCTTAACACCTATACAAGCTCCTCTTCTGGGGCTTTAGGTGGTATAAACTAACGGAGATTATAAGAAATGAATAACACTTACACAATAAAAGACGTTTTGCTAGTTGGTAATCCATTGGATGATGGGGGCAACTTTCAATGTAATAATTGCAAGGAGTCCGGAGAAATGACTTTTGCACATCATCCGGTCAATGATTGGAATTGCGGACATTGTGGAGAATGGCAACAAGAGGAGCAAAACAATAATATTTAATCATTATTTTTGATGATCTGGGCGGTATTTTTACCGCCTTTTTTTTGTAAAAATTGAAATGATTTTTTCTATATAGAATTTGCCTTTTTCTATATAGAATTTGCCTTTTATAAATTTGCCTTTTTCAATATGAAATTTGCCTTTTATAAATTTGCCTTTTTCAATATGAAATTTGCCTTTATCTTTTTGATAAATGTCTCTTATATTGTTTGTTTACTTCTTTATGGAAGTTATTTTTGACAACCATTTCCCCAACCTTGAAAAAGTCTATAAATTTTTTGTGCTTAATAAATGGAGTAAAAGCAACTAACAAATCTAAACCGCCCTTACCCTTTTTACCTGTTCGTCTCCATACCCCATAAACGCCTGATCCTTTTCCTTTTGGTTTACCTATAAATCGGCTGTTAGCCCTACCACTTTTTTCTGTGGGCTTTATCTTTCCCATTAAGCCCTTTTGTCCAATGATGTTACCAAATTTATTCTCGTATTCCAGGCCTTCTCTTGTAGGTGATGCGTACATATTTCTTCTTGCTGGTTCAATATCTCCGGAATAAATATAATGCAAATATTCCTCTGCCCAGGGCTTAACACTAACGCGCATACCTAGCTTGTTACTTTCGCCTTTAGCAAATCTTGTAATAATTATACTTTGCACTGTTTGTGGTTTTGGTCTATCTAATTTTTTTATTAGGTGCGCTCTTTCAGCATTAACTATTTTTTCACCTGTAAAATTCATGGCCTTTGCCATTATTTTATTAAAATCTTTAGTTCTTAATTTTTTGTTGAGCTGTCTTTTTACGTCTTTTAAATTGTCTTTTAATGTGATTCTCATATTAAATTTGCCTTTTATAAATTTGCCCAATAGCTTTTATTTTTAAACTTTAAGCCTAGGTCATTTGCCTTTTTTAAAATAGTCGATTTGCTTTTACCCATACACATTGAAACTTCGTTTAACGATTTGCCTTGTGCAATTTGCCTTTTGAGATCCGTAATATCAATTTGCTTTTCTACTTTCATTAAAGGTTTTTATAATGTTCTATCAATCTATTAATATACCAAACAGACTTTTCCAAGTCTTGTATATTAGAGCCTTTATATTTATGTCTATGTAAGTATTTAACTGCATTACCTTCCAGATACGCTGGAAAGTCTTTGCCTAGTTGCTGCTTGATGTAGTCAATACATTCAACGCCACCCTTGTTGTAATGCGGTGGTTTGTTTACTGGGTCATTCATTTGTTTCTCCTTATCAATTCATTTCTACACTTCTGGACTATCTTGGGCTTACTGTTAGCTGCATCAATGTATTCATTCAGAGCATCAACAGTCATGCACTTTAAAAAATAATGCTCAGTAACATACTTGTTAGTCGTTCTATTCAGCGTCTTTACGCTTGGTCTTAGCTTTATCGGCATCTTTATCCTCCTTTTTCTTTTTGCCAAATATGGCATCAAAGTTCTTGTCAAATTGTTCTTTATCTATATCCATTGGTCTTTGTTTAGATCCTTTTCCGTTCATGTTTTACCTATAGGTTTGATAATTATAAAATTTCATTAATAAACATTTAATTTATATTCTGCTGTTATGTTTTTATTAATTCTATTTTTAGCTAAATCAATATAATCTTTATTTAATTCTAACAAGACAGCATTGCAGTTGTTATTAACAGCAACCTCTGCTGTTGTTCCGCTACCGCCAAATGGATCAAGAACAGTACCGCCTTTAGGGCAACCAGCCCTTATACATGGTTCAATTAGTTTAGGTGGATATGTGGCAAAATGTGCCTCTTTATAAGGTTTAGTTGCTACAGTCCATACTGATCTTTTATTTTTCTTAGGTTGTGCTTTCATGTTTTTAAAACCAGATCTTATTTCAAAACCATTAAGATCTTTAACAGATTTGCCTATACTCTTCACACTATTAGGCTTGCCTTTTTCCCCTTTAGAATTAACAGTAATGCAATCCTCTTTTATTGCCTCATTGTCATAATAATATTTTTTATTTTTACTAAATAAAAATATATATTCATGTGCTTTTGTGCATCTATCCCTTACACTTTCTGGCATTGGGTTAGGCTTATGCCAAATAATATCTTGTCTCAATATCCAACCATCTTCTTGCATTGCAAAGGCTACTTTCCAAGGTATTCCAATTAAACTTTTAGGCGGTAATCCTGTTCTTTGCATCATAGTTCCGTGGCTTGATATGTTTCCGTACTTTTCTTGCATATTTGTTGATCTATTGGTTGATCCATTGTTTGCATGTGTATTAAACCCTTTTCCGTTTTGAGCTCCGTAACTATCACCCAGATTTAGCCATACAGTTCCATCATCACGAAGAACACGCTTAACTTCTTTAAATACATTGACCAGGTTATCTACAAAATCCTTTGGTGTTTGCTCTAAACCAAGCTGCCCCTCAACACCATAATTTCTAAGGCCATAATAAGGTGGACTAGTCACGCAAGTATTTATGCTTTTCTCTGGTAAGTTTTTTAAGGATTTTATGCAATCCCCAGAATATATATCTATTTTTATCATGTGTAACTAACCCTCTTAAACGTTATATCTATATCTCTCTTCTTAAATACTTCTTTAGCATCTATATAATCTGGATGCACAAATCTAAACAGCTCTTCCATGCTAAAAAGAATTACATCTTTATCTTTTCCATAAAGTTCTTTTAGTCTTGGTAGTTGATGTTCTGCATCACATACAATGGCAATTTTATTGTTCCTGTATTTGTAGCATCTGGAATCATCAGCTAATTTGTTATGGCCATTTTCTTCTGCCTTTTGTATTAGTGCCGAGTAAGCTCGATTCATCATTTCAATCATTTGGATTTTTAATTGGATATCGTCACCGCATAATGATTCGTCAAATAACATTTGTGCTTTGCAAAACTTAATTTCTAATTGGGCATGAACTAATTTAAATAATCTTTTCTTACCACCCCATTCAGACTCAACAGAAGTTTCATAAGATCTAAATTCTTTTAATTGTTTTTTTAATGTTTCTATTAAATATTTTTTCATTTGATCATTTACAGGGAAGTAGGGATATACCTAAAGGTATATATCCCTTCCCTCCCTGGTAATTGTTGATTTAGGGGTAAAACTTCCCTCAAACTTCCCTCTAACTTCCCTGTAACTTCCCTGTAATTAATCATTCAAACTTAGGGGCTAACTTATGGTATTGAGCAGATTGATAACCTATATCCTCAAAATGCTTAACTTCTTCAAGATCAACCAATTTATATAAAATCTTTTTAATACTTTCAACTGACATAACATTGCCATTAGAATCACTCACTGATCCTTTTAAATCTTTAGGGAAAAAATAATGATCTTCTGGGTGGTCTTTATCAGCAAATATAGATGCACGCTCTAACGCCTCTAATACTAATTTTTGCTTATATGTGAGCTTATCTTTTGATTTAAAATCAATGTCTGTCAATTCTAAGAAGCCTGACGTTAGTTCTAGCCCTTCGCCAATCAAATCTACCTCTTTAAATACAAAGTTCTTTGCAGCCATTCCCTGCCCATCTTTATTCAATGTCTGCTCAAACGTTACATACATCTGCTCATTTTTATCAGTTCTTTGGACTTTAAATTCATAATCTAATGAAGCACCAATAACACTCGAGCCTCTAGCTCTCGTTCCTTCATGTCCAGAATGATGCACTAAACAAACATTGCATCCATACGTTGCAATAAGGCTATCTAATTGATGTATAAAATTACCTACATCCTCTGCACTATTCTCTGATCCACCACCAAAATTACGCTGAAACGTGTCTACTACGATCATGCCTATATCACCTTCAATAGCTTTAATGGCCTCTATTTCTTCTATAAGCCTTTCGAAATCATCCTTATCACCAATTCTTACAGCTCTATCTGATAGATATAAAGGTATTCCCTTTAAATCATACTGAGCCTGCTGCCAGGCGGATAATCTACGCTTAACGCCTCTTTGGCCTTCTCCACAAATATAAAGTACAGGCTTTTTAAAGGCTTTATTGCCATAAAAATCTTGACCTGCTGCAATCGCACAACTCATAGCAATAGCCACAAATGATTTACCGCTTTTAGGACTACCAAATATCTGCATTAATGACTCTTCTTCACATACATCTTTAATAAGCCATTTAGGATTAGTTACCTGGGCTAACACCTCATCAGCTCTTGTAAAAGTTATAGATCCTTTTTCTTTTACTACTTTTGTTTGAATTATGTAATCTACTAAAGCCTTAGAATCTGCAAAATATCTACGTTCAGCAGCATCCCAAAGATCATCTTTTTCATTAAAATCTTTAGGTGGCTCAATTACCTTTGTTTTACATCCATTGGCTTTAAGGTGCTTAGATATCTCATTAGCACACTTAATACCTGCTTCATCATTATCAGCCCAAATATAAACTTCCCTTCCGTATATAGCAGACCAATCTGTTTTATTCCATCCTGTAGCCCCACCATGCCAGCAACATACGTCACCCTCATATATACGTTCTGCCCCTCTCATTGCCTTCTCACCTTCATTAATAATTACAGGCTTCCCTGGGTACTTATTAGTAACATATAAGGGAAGTAATCCGCTTTGTGGCCTTCTCATATACCAAACGCCATCAATATTGCTAAAAGGTGCATATTTCATAGGTAAGCCTGAATGTCTTAGCACCATAAAATCATCTGCATATTTAACTTTAACTTCTGACTGCCTGTAGAGATCAACCATTTGCTCTCTAGAGAATGAACGCCCACTACTAGTAGATTTGGCAATGGGGGAATTGCCAAAATCAGAGGAGTTTATCGATTGTAATGGGCGATCAAAACCAAACTGTTTTAATGTCTCAGAAACATCTCTTCCGTATTGCTCAAGAAGCCAAATGACGCCGCCACCAGCTCCTAGTTCAAAATCATAAAAAGTACCTGCTTCAAGGTTTAGTGTAAGAGAGCCTTTATTATTCCAACGCCATTCGTCTGACTTTTTAAATTTAGGCTCACCTACTACTTGGACTGCTATTTCTGGTGCAATCCTCTGCCAATCAAGATGATCCACTTAAAATGGGATATCATCAAAATCTAAACCATTTTCTTTCTCTGCTTCTGTTGCAAGAGCTTTTACGTCACTATTCATACTTACTTGACCATCAGCTATCAATGGCTCTGGGTTATCCCATACAGGCACTACAAAGTCTGCTGGCCTATCTTTCCAACCTAAGAACTTAAATAAAGGTACGTTTATTGTTATAGCCTTTAGATCAATAGACTCATGCTGGTTTGTGTATTCAAACACTGGTACTTTGCCTTTGTTAGCTTCTATATCTTTATAGAACTGAACTGCAATCTTTTTAAATGCCTGGTACTCACCAAAACTAAATCTAGACCACAAAAAGCATTTCTTATCATTAGTAAATAAATTAATACTAAACGCTTCTTTATATCCTTCCTCTGGTTTAGGTATCTTTATAAATGGTGTATCACTGTACTCAGTGTTATAAGATCCATTCCACATACCCCAACCTGTTTT